CCGCAACCTCGACCAGTGGAGCAACAGCGGCGGCAACGGTCGCAGCAGTCAGCACGGTCACCGCCTCGGCAACGGTTGACCATCCAGTGACAGCGACGGTTGCCTCGGCCTCGACGGTTGCGGCCTCAGTGACAGTACAGCACTTTGCGGCGGCGGTCGTCGCGGGTCTGTCGGCAGTCAGCGCAACCGGACGCAGTACAATGCCGGTCGCCGCGACGATAGCGGCAATCAGTGGTATAACCGCCGCCGCAACCGTAACCGACAGCAGACAGGCACACAGCGCGTCTGGCGAGGTCGCAGCAGTCAGCGTCGTCTCGGCGTCTGGCGTCCTGGCGGCGTCGGCGACTGCCGTGGTCGACATCCAGTCGAGCGTCACGGCAGAGTTGACGGTCGTCGCGCAGATGATACCGTCGGTCTTCTTTACGGTACACCCGGCAGACGCGGCGGCGGCTTCTGTCGTTCCGCGTGGGACGGCCTTTACAGTGGAGGCGGCACAATGACATTGCTTGTAGCTGATGCCCTCAGCACCATACCGTTCCGGTATCTGATGGCGGCAGGCGAGACCAGGTCCATCGCGGTTGATATGGCCGCCGCCCTGGTCGAAGATGAGGAGTTCACCACGGCGACCTCGACGCTGCGCAACCTGGACACTGGAGAGTTGGACCTCGACCTTGCTGCTCCGACGGTTGACGGCACGGCAATCGAGCAGGTTTTGGACGGTCCGACGATTGGCTTTGTCCGTGGTCAGACGTATGAGTTGGTGCTGATTGCCGAGGTCAGCGCGACAAGTCGACCGGCTCGACGACTCTACCTGCAGGTGGTGGCATGACAACCAACCTCGACCCGCTGGTCATCATCAGTCGAGCCGACGGGTATCGGTTGACGGTTGCCCGGTCGCAGTTGACGTCGTATTATGCCGCGCTTGGCTTTACTGAGGTTGCGCGGGTCTATAGTGACGAGGAGGCCGATGGTGGCGCGTGGGATGCCGGTGAGCGGTATGTCATCGTCCATGCCGACGGCCGCCGCCATGCCGTGACCTATGAGAACTTCTTGCACAGGTACGAAGACCTCGGCTTTGTCCTGGTTGGCAGCGAGGTCGACGGCAGTATGCCAGGCGAGGTCGGAGGCGGCGAGGCTCCCGACGGGGCTGTCTGGTTCAATTTCGTCGAGCAAAGCGCGTTACTTGCCGCGCTCGGCGTCATCTAGGGAGTCTGACTATGGCGATCCTGTATAAGAACTCGGCAGGCGTGGACCAATCGACACCATCGGTCTCCGAGGTCGTCGGCACAACCCTTTCCGACCTGAACACCAAGACCGGATTGGTCACCGAGACGGTTCCGGCCAGTGATACCGCCAGTAGTGGTCTAAACGGACGGTTGCAGCGTATCGCGCAGCGTCTGACCAGCATCATCGGCCAACTGCCTGCTACGCTCGGCCAGAAGGCCAAGGCCGCCAGTCTGTCGGTCGTCGTGGCGTCGGACCAGGGTGCCCTCGATGTCAGCGGCACGGTTGCGGCCAATGTAACGCTGCCGGTTGGAGCGCAGACCTATGGGACCATCACCGTCACCGCCAGCGCGGTCCAAGCGGCCTCGGTTGCCTGTCGCCGTTGCCACTTCAAGGCGCGAGACGGCAACCTTGCCAACCTGTCGATTGGCGGCAGCGGCGTCACAACAGCGACAGGGTACGAGTTGACGCCTGGAGCGCAGACGCCATGGATGAACACGGCCAACCTGAACGAGATATGGGTGATTGGAGCCAACACGACCGATAAGGTCGATTACATCACCGAGGCAACGTAATGCTGCCGCCGCTGCAGCTTGTGCCGCGTCGTGCGGCTCGGCGTATCGCCAAGGACACGTTTGTCCGAACAGCCAATACCCTCGGCAGCGGCTGGGGCTCGGCTCCGATTGGCGGCGCGTGGACCTTTAGTGCCATCGGCAATACGCAGTTGACCGGCACGACCGGACTGGTGGTCATGCAGGCTGGCGGCACCAATAAGTTTGCAACCCTCAACGCGGTCGCAACCAAAGACTTCACTATCGCCATGCGATTTCGCGGTAGCGTGATGCCGTCGACCGGAACCGCCGCCGTGCAGATACTCGGCAGATACGCCTCGACGACCAGCCACTTTCGCGGTCGGTTGTCTATCTCGACTGCTGGTGTAATGACCATCCGGGCCTTTTCACTGGAGGGCACGTCGACCGAGGCGGCGATTGGCGGCGCGGCGTACACCTCGCCGTTGACGTATACGCCAGGCACCGACTATATGCTGCGGTACAGCGTCCTCGGCACGACCCACAAGATGCGGTTGTGGCTGGCCTCGGCGGTCGAGCCGACAGTCTGGCACTGGACCGGCACCTATACAGCAGGGACAGTCAGCGCGGCGGGAGCGATTGGTCTGCGGTTTCTGACCTCGACGACCGGAGGCACCGAGCCTGCCCACAATTTCAACGTCTCGTTGTATCATGGCTACGCGCAACCGGGCAGGATCGTACTGGAGCGGCCGCAAGTCGCGGCGGTTGTGGCAGGCGTGACGACGCTATCGTCGGCAATTGCCGATACCGCGACCTATCCGAACGGCAGCACGATCTACTGTACCGGCACGTTCTATGAACAGATAGCGGCGGCGTCGTTTGCGGCAAGTCGCAGCATTACGATACAGGCGTTGCCGCCGCATAGCGCAGTCTTGACCGGCAGCTTTGCTACGCCAATCACAACCGGTTGGACCCAACTCGGCGGTGCTGGTCCGGTCTATACCAAGACCGTCGCCCACGTCGTCTTTGGCTTGACCGTCGACGGCAGGCCGATGCTCAATTACGATACGCTGGCACGGCTGCAGGCGGCGACCTTCAATACCGGCGAGGCAGGTCCACCGGAAGGGTTCTTTAGCATCGCAGGGACGTTGTATCTGCGCCTCAGCGACAGCAGCAGTCCTGACGGCAAGACCGTCGTCTATACCCGCAGCGGCATCACCGACGGTCCGGGCGGGTACGGCATTGTCACGCCAGACAATACGACGGTGACCCTGATAGATATGGTGCTTGACCACTGGCCGAGCCGTGGCATCAGCGTCGGCGAGACTGGAGCGCGAGTCACCGGCACTCGGTTATGGTTCCGCAACGTCTTGACTGGCGTCGGTGACGGAGGAACGCCGAACCTGCTAACCAACCATATCCGGCTGGAGGGTTGCGAGTATCACATGTCGGGTCCAGTGGCGGCGGCGGCTCAACAGTGGAACGGTCCGTGGAACATACGCAAGACCCTCGGCGAGACAGCGCAAGGCACCGCAAACGGCGGCTTTGATGGTGTCTACCATAGCAACCTGAGCGGCAGGATCATCCAGGTGACCTGTGATGATGTCCAGGTCAGCAATTGCTACATTCACGATACATTCGACTGTTGTGAGGTCAAAGGCCGATGGGAGACCCAGGACCTGCCGCTTGCAGAGCGTATTAGCTATATCCGTGGCAATACGATGACCAGGTTCTGTGATAACGGCTCCGAGCATGACCCTGTCAAGAAGTACACCTATCTGCGGGTCGACCACAACTTCTACATGGACGGGTTCGGCGTCTTTAGTACGGCACCGTTGAAGTTCGGGCAGGTCGAGATTGACCACAATATCGTCTGGATGTCGGAAGATTGGTATAGCGACGACGGGGCGACCATCGGCAAGATATTGAAGCCGGTTGGCAATAACAGCGATCCTGGTGTGTCGGACAGCGGTGCCATGGCTCCGGTCCTGGTCCACCATAATACCTTCTATGTCGGCCATAGTGCCGCGCAACGCTGGAGGATATACGAGACCAACAGCGGCGGCCAGACCGATTTCACCTATACCGGCTCGCTGTACCGCGACAATATCACGATTGTCTACTATAGTCAGAAGTGGGAGCTAGCCAATTGGGTGCTGTCGCCGAATAACATTATCTGGCCTGAGATCGCCTCGGCCAACTTTGTCGCTGCTGACTTCAAAAAGTCACCGGCAGGAACGCCGAACGTCTTTGGCGGCGATACACGCGACAAGCGACCGGTTGCCGGTATCCTCAGCGTCAATCCGCTGTTGACCGGAGGCGCGGCTGGCAAGTTCCTGCTGTCTGCTGGCAGTCCTGCCCGGAGTGCTGCCAGTGATGGCGGAGACCTCGGGGCGGCTCCGTTTGCAACCGGTTGGACCATGGCGGCGACCGGCGTCGGGTCTGTTGCCGCGTTGTATCGCCCTGCCTTGCCGATCTCGATTGCAGCCGCCGCCGCCTACTGGATGGGTCTGTGACGCAAGGACCGCTGTCAACAAAGACGGTTGCGGCTCGGCTGGCATCGTACAAAGCAATCCAGCGGCGACTGCTGGCAGACCTTGCCGTCTTGACCAGGTGGATAGAGGCCGAGCAGAAGGCCGGCAGACCGGTATCAACAGCACGGTTGCAGCGTCAACAGCGGTTCCGTGACCTGCTGACGCAGACAGCGGTGCAGATGGACCGGTACGCCAAGACCGTCGAGCAGGTGACCGTGCAGCAAGCGACAGCGGCAGCAGGGCGCGGGACCAGAGACGCCGCCGCCGCTATCAAACGGGAGCTTGGACCGCCGCCTGCCGGTCTGGCGGTCAGCTTCAACAGTCTGCCGGTCGGAGCAGTCAACGACATCACCGCTCGCCTCGGCAGCGGCAAGCCGTTGCGCGAGCTATTCGACAGCTTCGGCACCGATGCGGCCAAGCTTGCGCGTGAGGCACTAATCACCAGTGTTGGCCTCGGCCTTGGACCACGCAAGACAGCGGCGGCGGTTCGTGACGCACTCAACGTCTCGACGGTCCGAGCGTTGACGATTGCGCGGACCGAGCAGATGAAAGCGTATCGCTCGGCCTCGCTGCAGACGTACCAAGCCAATAACAGTATGGTCAAGGGCTGGCGCTGGCGCTGCAGCAGGTCGCCACGGACCTGTGCGATGTGCTGGGCGATGGACGGCGAGGAGTTCGCACTCGACGAGCCATTCGCCAGTCATCCCAACTGCCGCTGTGCGCCGATACCAATAACCAAGACGTGGGCCGAGCTTGGTTTCGGAGGGATCCCCGACAGGCCGCCACCAGAACCAGGGTCTGCCGTCTTTGCGCGACTGTCGGAGGCCGAGCAACGCCATATCCTCGGTCCTGGGCGACTGGCACTGTATCAGCAAGGAACGCCGCTATCGGCGTTTGTCCAGAAGACCACCAGCAAGACCTGGGGACCGGGCAGACAGGTTCGGCCATTGTACGCAACCAAGGCAGGACCGCCGCCGCTGCCGAAGGTCTTGCAGCCGAAACCGGTGACGCTCGACAGTATCAAGACGCTCGACGACGCAACAAAGTGGGCCAAGCAAGCGTACCCGTCTATAGAATGGGACTTTGAAGGAGCGCACGTTGACGTCATCCGGCCAATGCTGACTGAGTTTGACCGCCTCGGCAAGCGGTATCCGCAGGTCGTCGACCGGTTGCAATACGTCGGCACCTATGGCACTCCCGGCAATAAGATACATCCGCACGGATACGATTGGGAGCAGCGCGGCGGCGGCGCTATTGCCCATGCTCAACTGGCAAGCGGCCGCTATATGGGGCTGAACCCCAAGTACGTCGGCAATCCGCAGTTGCTACAGCAGGCAGACGACCGGTCAGTCCGAGCAGGCTGGTTGCACAAAGGCACCACTGGACCGGAGGCGACGATCTCGCATGAGTTTGCCCACTTATACGATGGCTACCTGCGAACGGTCGGTGATGGCCTGGTGCCATATGTCGGAGCCGACGGCGTCGGTACAGTCAGCGGCACGTTGACCGCCTGGAGGCAGCAGCATAAAGCGACCGCCGCATTATCGCGGTACGCGACAACCAACCTCGATGAAGGGTTCGCCGAGGCGTTCAGTCTGATGCAGAGCGACATCCCAAAGGCAAAGTGGCCGAAGTTCGTCAAAGAGCTTGACCAACTTCTGAACCTGATAGAGACCTCGCCACGGATACCGCAAGGGTATGTCGAGTATACCGGCTCGCTCAGCGGCATGGAACGTGAAAAGGCACTGGCAACGTTGCGCGAACTACGCGCCTACTTGGGGATAAAATGAACACAGCACTACCGCCTATCTGTCTGGACTGCCGCCATTGGAACCAGCGCGACGAGGACGGCTTCACTTGCGCGGCGTTTCCGCAGGGCATACCGATGCCGATTGTCAACAGCGTCTTTGACCACCATCAGCCGTATCCAGGCGACCATGGCATCCAGTTTGCGCCAGTCAAAGAGACCAAGCAATGATGCTGCCGGGCAGAGTCAAGATTGGACCGGTGACGTATACCGTTACTGAGGTTGGCCAGGTCGAAGGGGAGCCGATGCGGATGGGTTCCTTCGATAACATGACCGCGACGTTGCTGGTCCGCGAGGCGTTACCGACTGATGTCAAGATTGTCACGTTCTGGCATGAGGTCTTTCATGGCCTTGCCGATGTCAGCGGGCAGGTCTTGACCGAGCAGCAGGTCGACGCCCTGGCGCATGGTCTGGTCAGTTTATTCGCCGACAATCACTGGACCGTGGCCGTCGAGACGCCATAGGCCGCCGCTATAGATCACCGCTGTACGATAGGTATAAACTATACAGGCACGACGGACTATGCTATAGTGCTGCCTGAAACCACTTTGGAGGCGGGATGCCAGACGAAGATACCACCGAGACAACCGACAGCCAAACGTCGGACACGACGCGGGATGCGTCAACCGCTGATGACTATGCCGAACTGAAAGCGTCTATCAAGAAAGAGCGGGATGCTCGACGGGCGCTAGAGCGTGAGGCAACCGAACTGCGCAAGTTCAAGCAAGACCAGGAAACCGCCAAGCTTTCGGAGACCGAAAAACTGCAGAACCGTATCAAAGAACTTGAAGCCAAAGAGTCACACCTGACCACCCGCGAGCGGTCTATTGCGGTCCGGGACGGACTGACAACAGCGGCGGCGGCTGAGAAGTTGGGGCTGGTGGCAAGCTCGGCCACGGTCTTGCGGTTGATTGACCTCGACAGCGTCGAGTTTGACGCGGCGGGGACTCCGACCAATCTCGGCGGTCTGTTGAAACAGCTTGCCAAAGACGAACCTGCGTTATTCGAGCAGCGGCGACGGGCTGGCAGTGCCGATGGTGGGACAGGCGGCGACAGAGCGCCGCTCAATATGAATGACTTGATACGCCGGGCAGCCGGTCGAGGCTAAGGACACACGTTCATGGCATATAATAATATCGTCAGTCGCACCGACGCATCCTCACTTATCCCCGAGGAGGTCGTTCGTGACATGACCAAGAGGGCAACCGACGACAGCGCAGTCTTGCGTATGTTCCGACGGGTGCCTGTCGGTCGCAACCAGGTCCGGTTTCCGGTCCTGTCGGCGTTGCCTGTTGCCTATTGGGTAACCGGTGACACAGGGCTCAAGCAGACCACGGAAATCAATTGGGCCAACAAGTATCTGAACATCGAGGAAATGGCGACCATCATGCCGGTGCCCGATAGCGTCGTGGCAGACATGGAAGCCAATATTTGGGATGAGTCAATGCCGTACCTGGTCGAAGCGTTCGGCCGCCTGCTCGACAGTTCGGTCTTCTTCGGCACCAGCGCACCGGCATCGTTCCCGACCAATGTTAGCGCCGCCGCCCTCGCTGCAGGCAATACCGTCACCGAGTCGCTTGCAGCAACAGCAGGCGGGTTCTACGGCGACTTTGATGCTGCCCTGGCCTTGCTTGAGGCCGACGGCTTTGATGCCAGTGGCGTCGTCGCTGCCCGGTCTGCGCGCGGCAAGTTCCGGGCAGCCCGAGACGCCGACGGCAACCGTCTCGACCTCGGTCGGACCAATGCCGGATTGACTGAGGTCGACGGCCTGCCGATCTCCTATCCAATGCGCGGCCTGTTTCCGGCTGGCACTCGGTTGTTCATCGGCGACTGGACACAGTTTGTCGTCGGCATCCGCCAGGACATCACCATGGACATCTTCCGCGAGGGTGTCATCCAGGACAACACTGGCGCCATCGTATTCAACCTGATGCAGCAGGACATGACTGCTATCCGGTTGACCTTCCGCGTCGGTTGGCAGGTGTCCAACCTTATCAATTATGACCAACCGGTCGAAGGCAGCCGCTATCCGGCAGTCCGGTTGATGTACTAAGGTGACAATCATGGCCGATAAAGAACATGCGGCGGCGGTTGAGTCTGCCGCCGCCAAGGCACCCAAAGCCGCCGCCGCTGCCGATCCTGGTCTGCAAGAGGTCCAGGACCGCGTAGCCAAAGAGCAAGAGCAGGGCTTTCGCGGCATCGAGGTTGACCAGACGCCGAACTCGGCGTATACCGTTGACGGTGTGACCAGCGGCGCTGAAACACCTGAGACCACCAAGGAGCCTGCGCAATGACAGCAGCACCATTAGTACGCCGTTTGCAGTCGACGATCCCGGCGCTTGGCGCGGCCGTCACCGGTGACCAGGTCGTCGGCGAGGCTCCGTTTGATGGGACGGTCACGTCCTGCACGTTCACGCCTGAGGCGGCAATCACTGGCGCAACGGCAACCGCTCGGACGTTGACCCTGGTCAACAAAGGGCAGGCAGGCGCAGGCACGACCGTCGTGGCGACCCTCGCCTATATCACCTCGGTCAACGGCGTTGCCTTCGACGAGCAGGCGTTCACGCTATCGGTTGTGGCAGGCGCGACGACCGTCGTCGAGGGCGACATCCTGGTCATTGCCGAGGCCGTCGCTGGAGCAGGCACCGCCAATCCCGGCGGCAATATCGCGGTTGAGATTACGAGGGCATAGTGGACACGGCGACCGCTCGCGCTCGATTGGAGCGCATGGTCCAACACGACGTTGCTCCTGTCCTGACGCCAGCCGAGGTCGACGACCTGCTGCTGCTGGCGCTCAGGGCAGACGTCAACGGGTACACGCCGTATAGCCTGTGGGCTGCCTCGACGGTCTATACCGGACAGGTCTATCGTATACCGACCGTCAGCAACGGCCATCAGTATATTGTGACCACGGCAGGCACCAGCGGCTCGACAGAACCGGTCTGGCCTACCACCAGTGGCACGACGGTTGCCGACGGCACGGTCGTCTGGACCGAGCGCGGCGCGTATCTGTATCAACCGACGTATGACCTGCGGACCGCCGCCTGTGAGGGCTGGAGATGGAAGGCAGCCAAGGCCGTCGGCGAGGTCCAAGCTGCCCTCGGCGGCGGTGTCCAGTTCTTCGACAACCAGGTCTTTGACCACTGTATGGCAATGGTCAAGTTCTACGGAGGCGGCAGCGGCGGCGGCAGCGGGATTGGAGCGGTCCAGTTGACCCGCGACTACGCCTCGCGCTGGAGAACATAATGGCGACGTCTGCCGACTATACCGCCAAGATTGCAGGGTATCGCGCCAAGGTCGAGACCAAGGCAATGCCCGATTATTTTGAGGTCCGGCGCGACGTCGAGGTGTCCGACAATGCCGGTGGGCAGACGACGACCGAACTGACGGTCGCTGCTGGCCTGTGCAAACTGCGAGCGGCAGGGCTACAGCCGAGCGAACGGGCAACCGCTGACCGTCTCGGCTGGATGATTGCCTACGCCGTCGACCTGCCGTATGACCTTCCGGTCTCACCGTCGGACCGGCTGTTGGTCGACGGCAGGGTCTTTGAAATCGGCGGAGTTATTGATAGCGGCCTATGGGCAATGGTCCGCGTTGCTATCTGTCGAGAGGTGGGCTAATGGACCTTCTAATCGTAGAGCATAAAGACGGCAGTCAGGTCGCCGTACCTGCTGCCCATTTCCGCAAAGAGTTGGAACACAACGGCTGGAAGGCTGTCCACCATGAAAGCGGTGCTGAGTACAGCTACACGCCGCCTGCAGCCAAGGCAGACAAGAAGGACGACGGCAAGTAGTGGCAGGCGTCACCATCAAACACAATAACCTCGGCACGATGGCTGCCAATCTGCGTCCTCGGGCGCATCTGGTGGTCCAGAAAACGGCCTTCGACGTCGAGGCGCGAGCCAAAGAATTCGCGGCGGTTGATACTGGTGCCATGCGGTCCAGTATTCACGCCGAGATGACCGGTGAGTTGACTGCCGAGGTTGGTGTCGGCGTTGACTATGCCGTCCACGTCGAGTATGGGACAAGCCGCGCCGCCGCACAACCGTTTATGACGCCTGCCGCCGATGCTGTTCGGCCTGACTTTGAAGCCGCTATCCGGCAGGTGCTCAACGGTGGGTAATGAAATCGTCGTCGCCGAGCAGTATATCTATGGCAAGTTGGCTGCCCTGGTCGGCGGCCGCGTCTATAGCGGCATCGCTCCAGCGACGGCAACCTATCCGCTGATTGTCTTTCAGGTCCAGTCACCGGGAGCAGACGTCACGGTCATCGGCGGCGAACGGATATGGGCAGACCCGCTGTTTCTGGTCCGAGCCGTCGGCAAGAGCGCGTCGTGGTCGAGCGTGTCGGCAACGGCAGACGCAATAGACGTTGCCTTGCACAATACCAGCGGCGGCGCGGTTGTCTGGTGTCGCCGCGAGTCGCCGTTTAGCCTGATTGAAGTCACCGACGCGGGTATTCAATATCGACATCTCGGCGGCCTGTATAGGTTGCGAGTTCTTGGAGAATAGCAATGGCTGAAAGACAGACCGGAAATCAGCAGGTCCAGATCGGAGCGCAGACGGTCGTCGGGACCGGTGTTGCTGCAGGCAAGCGGTTGAAATCAATTGACTTCACCGTCAACCCTCGCGGCAACGTCTTGACCTATCGCCAACAGGGTTCCAAACTGCCGGGTGTTGTGGTCCCTGGGCAGGAGTGGAGCGGCGGCGACATCACCGGGATGCCGGTATACGATGAACTTATCTATCCGCTGAGTATGGTCTTTGGCGCTCCGACTGCAACGACCGTCGGCACGACCGGCAAGCAATGGGTATTCACCTATACGCCTGGAGCCGCGCTAACGCCCAAGCCGTTCACGATTGAAAAGGGCGACGTCGTCCGGGCAGGCAAGGCGATTGACCTGATTGCGACCGACCTCGGCCTGCATGTGACCCGTAATGAGGTCACCCTCGACGGTGCGACGATGGGAACGTTGTATACCGATGGAGCGACGTTGACCGGCAGTCCGACCAGCTTGCCGCAGGTGCCGATCCTGCCGCAGACGTGGGACATCTTTGTTGATGCGACATTCGGCGCAATCGGCACGACCAAGTTTCTGCGCGACTTCACGTTTGACCTGAACATGGGCGGCCTGTATAGCTCCATCTGGCCGCTCAACTCTGCCCTGGCAAGCTACGCCGCCGCAGTCGAGAACAGCGAGCCGGACATCACCGCCGAGCTTTCGGTTGAAGCCGACGCAACCGGCATGGGTCTGTTGACAACGCTCCGGGCAGGTGGCACCAAGTATATTCGTGCCAAGTCAACCAGCACACAGGTCATCGGTGCCGGACCTGCCGTGTACTCGCTGCAGATTGATGCGGCGGTCAAGATACGCGAGTTCAGTGACTTCGACGACCTCGACGGGCTGTACGTATGGCCTATCCCGCTGGCAATCGTCGACGACAGCAGTCTTGCCCTCGAGATCACCCTGGTCTGCGCGACGGCCACATTGTAGAGGAGCTATATGCCATTTAGCATCAAACGGATCAAAGAGGAAACACGGACCGCCGAGTTCACGGTCGGAGACCAGACAGGGTCTTTGACCTTCTACCCACGGCGGTTCACCAAGTCCCTGATTGACCTATCAGCGGCGGCGGGAGACAATATCGAGCAATTGATAGCGATCCTGGTGCCGCTGATTGCCAGTTGGGACGTGGTCCAGGACGACGGCAGTCCGTACCTTATCACCGCCGAGGCGCTTGGCGAGTTTCCGCTGGAGGTCTTGCGGGTGATGCAGCAAGCTATCTTTGCGGAGTATTTGCCGGGGGAGTCCAAAGGCGCGAACTCGTAACATACCTGTCATCGGCGGGAGGGTTCGGAAGACCGCCGCCGCCAGAGTATAATCTGTATCGCGCCGCTCGGGTTCTCAATTGCTCGCCGTGGGACTTGCAAGACCGCGACGATTGGTGGCAAGAGTTCGCGTTGGAGTTTGACGCCGCCGAGCGCGAGGCGCAAGCGATACTCGACAAGCAAGCCAAGCGCAAGAGGAAACGCTAATGACAGTCGCCGCCAGTCTGCTTGTAGACATCGGCCTGACAGGGTTGCAGGAGGTCACAGGCGGCCTCGACAAAGCCGATAGTGCGGTCAAGGGCTTTGGTGCCAGTGCCGCCAGTATGCTCGGCGGTGCGGTTGTGGTTGGAGCCGCCGCCGCCGCTGCTGGTCTTGGGGCCTTTGGCGTTGCCTCGGTCGGTGCCGCCGCGACGTTTGAGCAGTCGCTGTCGAGTATCCAAGCCGTCTCCGGTGCGACTGCCGAGGAGATGGAGCAGATACAGGCGGTTGCGCTCAAGCTCGGCGCAGATACCGCGTTTTCAGCACAAGAGGCGGCTGCCGGTTTTGAGGAGCTTATCAAAGGCGGCCTGTCAACCG